AAGATTGCAAGCTTTCAAGACTTACTGCCTATTATGGAGCTTGTCGCACAGGCAAACCTCAACACTCTTGCTATCTTTTGTGAGGAAATCAGCACAGAGGCGCTTGCCAACCTTATACTCAACAAGAATAAGGGCGTGTTTATCTCAAGCGTAACCGAAGTACCGAAATACTCCACCGTAACACTTGAAGATATTGCCGCACTAACCGGAAGTAAGGTGGTTGATCGTAACGCAGGTACAAGCATGAAAGAAGCAACCCTTGAACACCTTGGAAACGTTGAGCGTGTTGTTGCCTCTCCTACCGAAACCAGTATCATTGGCGGTGCAGACCTTACGGAGTACAAAAAGTCTATTAGCGATGACGAACGTGCCGAGGGTCGTATTGCGATGCTTGAAGGCAGGGCTGCAATTATTAAGATTGGTGGCATAAACGAAACTGACATAGAGGAAAAGAACTACCGCATAGAAGACGCTATTATGGCGGCAAAAGCTGCTGTTCGTGGTGGCGTTGTAGCTGGTGGTGGTACTACGCTTGTCGCTATTGCAAACACTCTCGAAGATACACCGGTGCAAAATGCTTTACGAAAGGCGCTCTATATGCCGTACACAATCCTACTGGAAAACGCAGGGATTGATTACATTGAACCAACCGAAAACTTTGTACTTAACGTCACAAACGGAGAAAGCCTGCCTGTTCTTAAGTCTGGTATCATCGACCCATCAGAGGTTACACAACAGGCTGTACAGACTGCCATATCTGTTGCGAGCATCTCAGTTACAACGGGTGCGATTATTGACAGCACAATTTTGCACCAAAAAGAATAGTTAAGTGATATAATATAACCAACACACGGGCGGTATGGAACAAACATGGCATATACGCTCGGAGATATTACAACTAGAGTTCAACAGCGAGTGCGTGACACCGGCTACTCCTCTACTGAAATTGTAGGGTATATTAACGACGCACAATTTGACATCTTTAATGAGTACCGCCTACCCTTTATGGAAGCCACTCAAGATTACACCGTAACCGTTGACGTAGCAGATATTACGGACGGTACTGGTTTACCCGCCAACTACGTACAGGCGATTGACCTCGTTGTGACAACAGACGGCAAAGAGCAGTACATACCTTTTAATCCAATCCGCAACGTAGACCTCAACTACCCAGATAACGCAGACGCATCGCCTAGTGGCTACCCACAGTTCTGGTATTTTTATGCAGACGTAATTAAGCTTTACCCTGCACCTAACGCAGCCTATACAGTAAGGGTTCGCTACTACAAGAAACCAACCGAGATAACCTCTGACGCTGCTATTCCCGAAGTTCCCTCTGAGTTTCGAGAGGTTCTGGTTACAGGAGCCGCTTACCGTGTTCTACAGGTCAAGGACAACTACGATCAGGCAAGTGTTCTGCAAAACAAATACGATGAGATACTTCAAAAGCTCGTCATGCGTTACAGTCAGCCGCAGATTGGCACGGCTACTCGCATACGCATTAACCGCCGATCAATCGGCAGACAACAATTCTAGGAGTACATAATGCCTTGGGCTAAACGAAACATGAACCCAACCGTCAGAATCGGAAGCAATCAATCGATGTACGAGATAAACGACTACAGCAAGGGCTTTAACAGCTTTTTTTCTAATGATAAAATGCCCTTTAAAAGTGGCGGTTCTGCTATGTGGAGATTGGCGCAAGACGCTCGCATTACGACACTTGGCGAATACTCATCTCGTAAAGGTACTGACTTCCACTCCCAACCAGCAGGACAAACGCAGGACCAAGCCATCACATCTGTAGCTGGCGCAGCGAACCAAACCTTTGACCAGACCAAGTGGCTTGCTCAACCCTTTACCGCTGGAACCACAGGACGGCTCACTAGGTTAGATGTAAACATCAGAAACCCAGGTGGTGCAACCGGTACGGTTATGGTAGAGCTGTGGAGTAACGTATCGAGTGCGCCCGGCGTCCTGCTTGCAAGGACATCTGTACGCTCTGCTGACATTGCCTCTAGCTATGACTATGAAATCGCAAGGTTCTACGAAGCACCAGAACTTACCGCTACAACGGTTTATTGGATAGTTGTCAGGGTTCAACCAACTGGCGGTCCTGTCTATAACTGGTCAAGCACTACAAGCGCAACAACTGCTTTAACCTCTGCCAACGGTGGTACAACGTGGGCAACAACATCTTACGCCCTAAACTTTAAGCAATACTACTCAACCACAGGTGGTGTTAAGGGGCTTCTAAGAGCCTACAAGAGCGACGGAACAAAGGTAACGGTATTTGCTCACGGAACAATCCTTTACACCGTAAACAACTCGACAGGCGCTTTGACAGAAATTAAAACAGGTCTTAATGCCTCAGCTACGCATTACCGCTTTGCACTTGTCAATGATATTGTCTACTACGTCAACGGTTTTGATGGCTACCGAAAATGGAACTTTACGGACGAGAGCCAAGTCAACGCAACCAACTACACACACATTGCCGAACATAAAGGCTTAATCTTTCTGCTCGAAAAGAACGACCCCAACAAGGTTGTTTACTCTAACTTTGCCGATTATGAAACGTTTACATCTACGGATTTTGTCTACATACCATCTCCAAAGACGGGCGATCCAGTAACAGCGATATTGCCTATCAACGGCTACCTGTTGCTATGGACACTTAAAAATAAGTTTATTCTATCGGGTTCAGACAACGCCACCTTCATTCTTGACGAAGCACCCGACCAGAAGGGTACATACTCACAGGAAACCGTTACATCTGATAATAACTTTGTATACTACCTGTCTGACGATGGTATGTACCGCTCAAACGGTACTGAACCACAGCTATTATCAAGCGATGTATATGAGGACATCTTAAAGCTACCGAACAAAGACACCGCTGTTGTAACCTATAACCAAGGTCGTGTTTACTTATGGTACACACCAAACGGACAAGCCGTAAACAGCAAGTGCTACGTCTTTTCCCTAAACTTCGGCGACTCTGGCGGAACAACCGAAAGCCTTGACACCGACAGCTTCGTTGGTCACGCCTTTAACGCCTTTCGTGACAATGATGACCTTATTGTGGCAAGTTCACGTGTTGGGCAGATATTCTGGCAAGAGCTTGAGTCAAACGATAATACGAACCTTGGTGGCGACATCGACTTTATACTCGAAACACACTACATAACTGCTGGCTCCCCCGCTATGCTTAAAGAGGTTAGATACTGGAACCCACGCTTTGAGGCGCAGAGTGCCGACTACACAATTACGGCGCAGTACGCAACCGACCTTCGCAACAACTGGATAACGTATCAATCGCCAAACGTTCAAGGTGCTGGTGTAACCTATGGCTCTGGTGCAACCTACGGCTCTGGCGTAACCTACGGTTCAGCCGCAGAACTTCAAGCACAGCTATATGTACCGGGCGAATACCGAAGGATTGCGATACGATACAAGCACAAAGCAACAAGGCAACCACAAACCTTCTTGGGTCATACCTTTACTATTCAGACACGGAGAATGCGATAATGGGTTTTCGACCAATCCTCTCATCTAACAGCTACGGACAAAACATCGGACAGATTAACGATATATCTCGACAGTTTCAAAACGAGCAACAGGTTAAAGTCTTTCGCGGCCCGAACGCCACCAACGCAGTAATCATCGGTAAGGCAGTTGGCGACAAATACGGCATACTTCTCGAAGATACTAGCGGTGTGCGCCGAGCATACTTTGGGCAACACCCAACGACAGGTGAGCCAATCCTCGCCATTACGAAGAGCACATTCGACGTTATCACCGAACTGGAGGCATAATGGCCGTAAATCCAAGGAACTTTCTTGTAAACTCTGACTTTCCGCTCGACCAAATACTGTTCTTAAACGAGGGGTCTACGGTTGTAGCCAACAGCACCTTTTCGGGTACTGTATCTATAGCGCACGGACTACCCTTTGTACCGCTGCCTAGTCTAGTTTGGTCTAACGACGCTGACTTCACCACGGCTTTTAACTATTGGGATGGTAACTTTGCCTCATCTTTTATATCACCAGTGGGCCAGCAGTACGATGTCTTTGCCGATGCCACTAACGTAAACATAAGACTTTTTAACACATCGGGGTCATCACAAACTGTATACTATAGGATATACTGCTTTGCGCCCTCTACGGCGAGTGTAGACAGCCTTGTAGAGCATACTGCAAACGAAGGTGAGCGCTTTACAATTAACACGGATCTAAACTATATGAAACTGGCGGCGACAGGCTCACTAGCAAGCGGAGCAGGTACTGTTAGCTATTCTCACGGTCTAAGCTTTATACCAAGGGCGCTTGTCTGGTATCAGGTTGGGTCGGAGTTCTATCAGGTTTCATCACCGCAAATAGTAAACACAGACCCAACTGGCTCTGTCGGGTCTACTTCTGGTGTGTATGTAGATTCAACAAAGCTAGAGTGGCTTAACCCGGCGGGTGCAGCAACCATACAGTACAGAATATATGCGGAGGAATAACAATGGCA